ACAAAAGGTCGCAAAATTAGCGGAAAGATGGGCTAATGAACTTTCAGCAGCTATCTCAGGCTATCCAAGCCTACACCGAGACTACCGAGCAACTGTTCGTTGAGAATATCCCAAACTTTGTTCAACTCTGTGAAGAACGGGTGTATAACGCCGTTCAGATACCTGCCATTCGCAAAAATCAGGTTGGTAACTTTACCAACGGCGATAAGTACCTAGCCTTACCCAACGACTATTTAGCGTCTTTTTCCCTGGCGGTCATACTGCCAGACGGTAGCCAGCAGTTCTTAATTGATAAAGACGTTAACTTTATCCGTGAGGCGTATCCCGACCCGACTGATACTGGCGTACCTAAGTACTACGCTCAGTTTTTACCCTACACATATATTATTGGGCCGACCCCTGACGCTAACTACAATTGTGAACTGCACTATTACTACTACCCAACTACGATTGTTCAGGGCGCTATTGCTGGCTTTGGAACTATTACCCCAGGATCGGGATATACCGATGGTATATACGAGGGTGTCAACCTGACGGGCGGAGAAGGTGCAAATGGTACAGCGACAATCACTGTTTCTGGTGGCGTTGTTACTGCGGTCACTTTAATTAACCCGGGGTATCTGTACAATGTAGGTGATGTTGTAAGCGCATCTACAGCTAGTCTTGGTGGCACAGGAAGTGGTTTTTCTGTTCCGATTAGTAATGTTCAAAACCCAGCCGGAACCTCTTGGTTAGGTGATAATTTTGAAAGTGTTTTACTGTATGGTTCGTTGCGTGAAGCCATCATCTTCCAAAAGGGAGAGCAAGATTTGGTGACTTATTACGAACAAAAGTATCAAGAATCCTTAGCATTACTCAGAGATTTGGGTGATGGTAAAGATAGACGTAGTGCCTATCGTGATGGACAATTACGATTACCTGTACCAGGACCTGTTAGATAATTTTTAGGAGTTAAAAATGGCAATTACCCAAGCAATGGCTACATCGTTCAAGGTTCAACTCTTGAATGGTCAGCACAATTTTTCATCAAATACTTTTAAGTTAGCGCTGTATACTAGCTCCGCTAGTTTGGATGAGAACACCACTGCGTACACAGCTAGTAACGAAGTACCTTCGACTGGCAACTATTCAGCTGGCGGAAATACTTTGACAGTTAGCGTAACGCCAACCAATTCTGGTAACGTAGCTTACATTTCGTTTGCTAATACCTCTTGGGCTAACGCAACGATTACTGCCAACGGCGCTTTGATTTATAACAATAGTCAGTCAAATGCAGCAGTTGCAGTATTAGCTTTTGGTGGTGACAAGACTTCTACCAACGGCACTTTTGCGGTTAACTTCCCAACTGCAGACGCAAGTAATGCAATTATTCGTTTGACCGCTTCGTAATTAGGAGAGCCTTATGGCTTTGATTCTGAAAGATAGGGTTAAAGAATCCAGCTCTAGCTCTGGCACAGGCAACATAACGCTTGGTGGCGCATTTCCTGGCTACCAGACATTTAATGCCGCTATAGCTTCTGGTTCGACCGTTTATTACACCATACATAACTTAGCTGCTGGGTTTGATACCGAGTGGGAGGTTGGTGTTGGCACGTTTACGGCGCCTTCAACCTTAAGTAGGGATACGGTCCTTTCCTCGTCTAATTCAGGATCTTTGGTCTCATTTACAAGTGGAACAAATGGGCTTGAGGTATTTATCACCCAGCCAGCCGAAGAAGCGGTATATATCAATCAGGCCACTGGCAAGGTTGAGGCGTTTGGTAATGGTACAAACGCAATTACTTTTACAGAGATTAACACCACAAACTTAACTGCTAATACGGTTACGTTAACGGCTGGAACCATAACAACCAACGCTGCAAACGCTACAGATATTGTCAATAAACAGTATGTAGATGGGATTGTATCTGCTGGTGTTCACTACCATGAGCCTGTTTTAGTCGAATCACCAATAGCTTTAACAGCTACATACAATCAGCCAGGCGGTGCTGGAAACGGTGTAGGTGCTACCCTTACAAACAGCGGCGCAAACGTAGCTCTTGTTATTGATGGTGTGTCTGTATCTAATACAGCCCGTGTTCTTGTATATCAACAGGCTAATGCGGTACAAAACGGTATTTACACGGTTACTAATCCGGGTGCTCCTGATAGTCCAGGTCCAGGCGCTCAATGGGTTTTGACCCGTGCAACCGATGCCGATACATATGTAGTTGCTAGTTCTGCTGGTTTGAGCGAAGGTTCAACTGTATTTGTCCAGTCAGGTAATATAGGCGCTGGTGAAGTCTATACTTGCAACACTCAAGGCACTATTACCTTTGGTACCACAAACATTACGTTTGCTCAGATTGGCTCTGCTCAGATTTATTCTGCTGGTACAGGCCTTAGCCTAACCAACACCGTATTTAGTATTTCCAATACAGCTGTTACCGCAGCGCAATATGGTAACGATGGCAACGTAGCTCAAATCACGGTTAACGCTCAAGGCCAGCTAACTAACGCTGCTAACGTAGCAATTAATGCTTCAAGTATCACAGTAGGCACTCTAGCCAACGCTAGAACCACAGCTTCGGATGCCAACGGCGCTTCAACCATCGTATCCCGTGACGCAAACGGATCATTTACGGCTAACGTAATTACCGCAACCGATGTTAATTCTACTAATGTCACGGCAACTACTGGTTCGTTTACCAACATTTCTGGCAATGGCGCAGCAATTAGCGCAATTAACGCCTCTAATATTTCAAGTGGAACTATTGATAACGCTCGCACCACGGGTAACACAGCCAATAGCGCAAGTACTTTAGTTCTCCGTGATTCAAACGGAGCATTTTCTGCGGGTAACGTAACCGCAGCGAACTTTATTGGTGCTGGTACAACCATCACTTCTATTAATGGTTCAAACGTAACAACTGGTACAGTACCTAACGCACACACTACAGCGGCTTCAGCTAACGGCGCAAGTACAATCGTTCAGCGTGACGCTGGTGGTAACTTCTCAGCCAATACGATTACGGCAAATATCTCAGGTGATATTTCTGGCGGTACAAATATCAATGCTTCCAACATTACTTCAGGGACTATTGGAAATGCCTTTACAACTGCTAGTTCTTCTAACGGTGCTAGCACTATTGTCCTTCGTGATGCAGGTGGAGCGTTTGCTGCTGGGGCAATAACAGGAACTTCTTTCTCTGGTAACGGTGCAGCTATTACCGCTATCAACGCTTCTGCAATTACTACAGGAACTCTAGACAATGCCCGGACTTCTGCTTCTTCTGCCAATGGTGCTTCCACTATTGTGCTTCGTGATGCTAACGGGGATTTTGCCGCTGACGCTATAACAGCCAATTTCTTTATTGGTGACGGATCAAATGTATCAGCAATTAACGCATCTAATTTGTCTTCAGGTACAGTAGCTACAGCCCGTCTTGCTTCTGGTACGGCTAACAGCTCTACGTATTTACGTGGTGACTCCACATGGGCTGCATTATCTGCGCCAAATAACGGCACACTGACAATGAACACGTCAGGAACTGGAATTTCTGGTTCCGCCACATTTACCGCAGATCAGTCTGGTAACACTACTTTTACAGTCACCTCAGATGCTTCTTCCTCCAACGGAGCAAACACAATTGTCGCTAGGGATGCTTCAGGAGCATTTTCTGCTGGTGTAATAACCGCAAGCTCGTTTAGTGGAGCTGGAACAGGGCTTACTGGAACCGCTTCTAGTTTATCTATTGGGGGCACAGCCACAACTGCGACAACAGCAAACGCCCTAAATACTGGTAATAATTATCAAGTTAATAGTCTAGGTGTAGGTACGGCTGCCTCTGGCACTGCTGGTGAAATTCGTGCCACCAACAATATCACGGCGTTTTATTCAGATGAACGCTTAAAGATAAAAATTGGCGATATCGAAAATGCTCTTGATAAAGTTTGTCAAATTGAAACAATGCTTTATCGTGCTAACGAAATAGCTGTAGCTTTTGGCTACGATGCCTCCATTCAAGAGGTTGGTGTAACTGCACAATCAGTTCAGAAAGTACAGCCCGAAGTCGTTGTACCGGCACCAATTGACGATAAGTACCTAACGGTTAGATATGAAAAACTAGTACCACTATTAATTGAGGCCATAAAGGAGTTGAAGGCCGAAGTAGATGCTCTAAAAGGTAAGTAATGGCTACCCCAATTACAGGCGCAATTTCTCTTTCGCAAGTAAATACAGAGTTGGGGTTGTCATCTACGGCGACTATTAGTTTTAATGACACACTCTATAGACAGTTAACTAATCAGTTATCTGGAACGGCGGATTTGAGTAACGCCCGTGCTGCGGCTTCGGTAAACTCTACAGTAACTAATCTTAATGTGTATTCGACATTATTTAGTTCTTCTGGTGTATCAACAGCCTACAAAGTATTAGTTCGCTCTGGGGTTACGGTTGGTGCTACATCTGGCAACAATGCTTTAGTTATTGGCCAGTTTCCTTCTGGATCTA